ACCATGGATTGCCTTAAGGTCTTGTGCTAGTTCTAGCGAGTACTCTGCCTTGAGTGCTCTTGACTTTGCGGTTACGCTAACTTTCTCGATTGAGAAAGCCATCTCACGGAAATCGTTTGAAGTAGCGTTATCGCCAAGTGCTTCTAGTGCTTGTGTGCTGAAACCTTGACCTAGGTTGTAGGTGTTAGTTACGCCACCATTTAAGATTGATGGGTTGGTTCCTGACTGTGCAGTTGTACCAAAACCAACGCTGGTGCCGTCATCCGAACCACCAGTGTAATCGCCCTGAGTTAGCGAAGCAGCACTGTTCTGAGCAGAGAATGCAGAATCTGGCTCGTTGAAGAATGCTTCAGTACCACTCTGGTTGTCGTAACGAGTTCTCATCGCAAAGATGAGACCTGTTGGACCGTTCATTGGCTGAACGCCTGCTAGGTCATAAGCGACCAAGTTAGGCATTGCACGGCGGATTAGGCTAATTAGAACTGGATCGAAACCTGCAACTGGAGCAGCAGCTGAACCCGAGAAACCTGGGTTGCCAGTTGCGGAAGGATCAGTATTGATTGTTGGAGGTGCTTCAGTTAGGAAAGCACGCTCTTCTCTTAGAAATCTTTCTTGGTTTTCAAGAAGTTGGGCAGTAACTGCTCTTCTGTGGCTGTCCTTGATTCCATCAAGTCCTTCTGCCTCTAGAAGAGGAGCCCACTTCTTCTGCAGTGCAGCAGAATTAAACATGGTAGTTTGCTCCGTCTTGGGAAAGTGTTTAGTGTTTACGAAAAAATCAATCAGTTGAACTTAGTCAACGCATTGAGATATGCAGCCATTGCTGGTGATACATCATCAGCAATTGCTTCCTCTGAGATGACTTCCTGTGAATTGGTTACAGGCTTTGAAGCGAAATATGCTTCACGTAGCGTAACGAGTTTTTCACGGTATTGTTCCTCACTATCAAACTCAACACCTTCAGCAAGACTTGCTAGTTTTTCCTTTTGGGAAAGTGCAAGACCTTCGCTGACTTCATCTAGGATGTTGTCCGAAACAGATTCCGATAAACGCTTGGTTAGAGCAATATTGGTATCAATCTGTTCGTTGAGTTTTGTCTCCATTTCATCAAGTTTCTCGACCATAGCCTCAAGAACATTATATTTCTCTTCAGGGATTTCTACATAATGCTCTTCAAAAAGGTTCTTGAGACCTGTCATGAAGGACTCCGAGAGTTCACCTCTTAGTCCTGTCTCAACCTGTAGTGTGTTTTCGTTGATCCACTCATTAGAAACATACTCTAGATATGAATCAACACGCTCGGTTAGTTCGCTCTTGATTGCTTCTACTTGCTCAACAAGAGCAGAAGCATAACGGTTCTCAAGTGCTTCTTTTAGAGAAGCAATCTTTGAACGAACCGCTGCTTCAAAAACAGTTTTTGCTTTATCTTGGAATTCTTCGGAAAGTTCTTCGCCTTCTAGAAGTGCCTTTACATCTTCTTCAAGATCTAATTCTTCTTCCTCTTCCTCAGGTGTTTCTTCAACCTGATTTTCTAGTTCTTCAGTCTCAGCGATTACTTCCTCTTCTTCTTGCTCAACTTCTTCATTAGCACCACGACCATATCCAGATGCTTTTAGTGCAGCAGGACCTGGTAGTTGTACTTTACCAGAAGCGCCTTTGAATTGAACATCGCCAGACTGAGCAAAAGATGCAGAAGGTGTCTTCATCTTATTGCTGTCATCAGTTGGTTTTGAATTCTGAGGAGTTGGACCGCCAAGATTCTCGATAGAACCAGCGTCAGGTACATAATTTGGTGCCTTTGGCATTGGATCGGCAGCCTTAGCACCACGGGTTACCTGGTTTTCCATCTCATGTAGTTCGTTATTAACGGTCATTTTTTCTTTCCGAGAATACCTAGAATTTCTGTTATTATTTATAAATTATAGATTTGATAGGAAGTTTCCAAAGAGACGTAGTTTATTTGCCTCTAAGATGTCCCTGTCTACTAAAGTATTTATTGTCTTCTTAACTTGTTCACATTGGACTTCACGTAGAACTCCACCATCCCATACCCATTCTTTTCCTTCCATGATGCCATCAACAAAAGCATCAGGAGCAGAAGGATCTGCTACAATATCAGCAGCGGTTGCAAGCATAAAGTCTTCACCAACATAATTAATACCATCTCTTTGATAGATGGATCCCATTCCTCTAGAAGAAACACCGAGTTTTACACCCTCACCAATGAGTGAAGATGCAATTTTACCCATTGGTGTACTTAAGATTTGTGCTTTGCCAATAAAATTATTTCCTTCTTGAGTTAGTGCAACAATTTTATGTGACACACGATCAAGATTGATTTGAGGACCATCAGGATGTCCCAATTCCCCAAGAGCACGTCCCTTATCAATAAAGGTATCAGTATAACGTTTTACTTCATTAACCATTGTATCAAGTTTGTAGCAACGCTTATTGCGATTGACTACTTCAGCTTGAAGGAATGGTCCTTGAATGTAAAGCGTTTTTTTACCACCTTCTTCTTCGGTGATAACTTCTACTGCTTCGATTTCTTCGGAAATTAACTTCATGCTATTTGTACCTCGTGGATGAACATATCACATCCAGAAACGTTTTCTGGTGCAACAACAAAAATTACAGATTTTGCTGCAGTAGCAACACCAACAAACGCATGATGTCCAGAACTTGTATTTGCGTTCACTGTAATCGCCATTGTGTAGTTATTCCACTGCTGTGGACTTGAAATTGCAGTGATTTGTTTATGAAGAAGTGATGTTGTGTATGTAGATCCAGCACCTACTAGTTGAATATAATCACCAACTCTTAGTTTCGTATCGGGATGATCTAATGTTAAAACTGTTGATGCTCCAGTAGTTATACCAATAACTGTTGATTGTGCTGGATGACCATAGCGATATAAAATTGAATCTTGTTTATTTACAAAAATAGATCCAATTCCAGCATCTGTGGTTGTATTGCAAATACCAATACTACCACCACCCCTTGTTGTTGAAGCAGTTGCTAAAATTGTTCCAGTTCTAACAATGGATGGATTTGAAGTTACAGAACTTGCATTAGCAGCAGATAACTTTCCAACTGTTTGGTAAAGATTTAATGGTTGTGATGCGCTCATTCTCCCTCTTCGGTTTCGATTTCATCCTCAACTTCAACCTCATTCTCTGCTCCAAACAAACCATTAGCAACTGCTGGTTTGAGAGCATCAACCTTTTCACTTGCTTTTGCAAATAAAAGGCTTTTGATATAATCGGAAACTTCTGATGAAGGTGCATCAGAAACCACCATATCAACTAATTCTGCAGAATCCATAATTTGTAAAAATGCCTGTATTTATTTATATCTTAGCCTTTTTGATATTAATTGTTGGTGCTTCAGTTGCACCACCATCTTTCTTCTTATCAAGATCTGGTTCCATTTGTCTCATACCAAGATCATTTTGCATTTGACCTTGCATGATAGCATTTTGAGTTTCTAATGGAACCCCAACGCCCATTTCATTTTCATTTTCCATTTCTTCTTCCATTTCAATAATCTCTTCATCAGTTTGGCGAAGAATTTTACGCTTTACATAATCTCTTGAATAATATGTTCCAATATATGGTTCAATAGCAACCATCAAATTGAGACGCTCATTCATTAGTTCAGTATCTTTGAGTTCTGCAAAATGATTATCGTAAATATAATCAAATTGAATGTGCTCTGCCATTTGTTCCCAATCTTCTGGAGTAACAATGTTTTTTAAGATGAGTTGTGTTTTTAGAAGATCTAAAAATAGAGCACTAAAACGCTTTCTTAAACGACCCACAAATTTACTGAACATCAGTTCATCACGTAAAATTTCGGATGAACGACCTAAGTTAAATCCGCTATCTGCTCCAATTCTACTATCAGGAACATTTAATGCCCTATACAACTTTTTCTGGAAATATTCAATATCAGTAAGTTCTCCAAGATTTTGACCACCAGGGAGAGTTGTAATTTCTGTACCACGACCACCTTCACGTCTTGGTAACCAGAAATCTTCTAGCATTGACATGAATTTTTTATCATCCTTAATCTCACCAGTTGATGCATCATAGACCAACTTATTGCGATAGCGAGACATAACATCACGAAGATACTGTTCCGCTTTTACCTTTGGTAGATTACCAACATCAATATAGAAAATACGACGTTCTGGAGCACGAGATAGTCTATAGATAACAAGACTATCCTCAATCATTCTTAGTTGATTGAGTGCTTTAATTGCTTTGTGAAGATATGAAAGAGTTAGATGTTTGTTTCTATCTACAAGACCAGAAGTAACATGGCAGATTGCATCCTTTGCAATTTTTATGCCTTTACCAGATACTGATCCATACTTCTGAGCAACGCCTTCTGGATAGTAAGTATAAAATTCTACTACATCAGCATCTTTAGTAGAAGTAACATCCTCATTGTAAGGTCTTGCTGGTAATGCTTTTTTATCATTAGGACGAACTCTCATGAGTTTCATCTTTAAAGCATCAATGTATCTTACTTCTTTGATACCCTCATCAGGTTTTTGCAAATCAATTACTTTATGATAATACAGTCTTCCATCAACATACCAATTTCTAAAAATTTCATGCGATTTTTTATCAAATTCCAATAAATCCTTTACATATTTAAATTCATTTCTAATAACTTTTTTTAAAGAAGTGCTTACTTGAAGATTATCAAGATCAATCTCTACAGGGCTATCATTGAGATCAGAAACAATAGCTTCATTTACAACATGTTCAACGGCAGTATCGCATTCTGGATGCAATGCCATATCACGATATTTTTTAATGATATCGAATTCCGTTCTAAAAACGCCTTCAATATCTACATATTGACCATAAAATCCTGAAGAAAGATAATAGTCAGCCCCGTCCTCATCATTTGGAGGAACTGGACTGACTATGCCTTTAGACTTCTTTTCTTCGTCATCAATCGAAAAACCAAAAAGTTTCGCCATTATTATAAAAAACCCTTTGGTCTATTTATCAGACTACGGAATCGGTGTTTGAACCCGTATAAGCTTCCCACCACTGAACTTGTAGTGTTACCTGAAACTCTTCAATAACGTCTGCACTATCATATGAAAGTTCGATAGCACCAACTGAACTTGGCCAACAACCGTACATTTTGTATGCACGCTTTACTGGAAGTGGAGCGGCATTTTGACTACCAGGAGTTGGAACAGTGTCTGCTCTTCCTAGTTGTGTTACAACCCAGTCTGCAAAATAGTCTGCAGGATTGATTGTACCAGAACCATCTGATACTTTAATGATATAGTTTGACCACTTTTCAAATGCTTCTCTTAGTTTAAAGTCACCATCATTGATAACAGTGATTGTCCATGGATCAAATCTTCTGTCACCAGCAACTTTAAGTTGTCTGCCACGGAAAGGAACGATAACTTCAGCAATATTTGATGCTGGAAGTTGAGCACCTTTGATTAACATTCTATGTGAAGTATCACCGATTTCATCAAAAATTCCATTTCCCGATGGGAAATTCATTTCTACTTCAAATAGGTTTGGTCTAGCACCACCTTGAACAAGTCTTGACTTAAAACTGTCAATTGTTCTTTCATTATTAGGAGTGTTGAAAATGTTTGTGTTCTGTAATGGCATTGTTTTGTCCTCCTATTATCAAACGGTGCCGACGATTTCGGAGAACGAAACTCCCGTTCTCGTGGCTACGAACGTTAGACCGATAAAGTTAATCGATCTTGCTGGCTTCACGTAGATGTCAGCAATAAACTCATTACGATCAATCACGTCAGGTGTGTTATTTGTTTCATCACAAACAACAAGGAATTCAGTTACACCTCGTTTCGCTTGAACATCACGTAGGTATGGTTCAACAATATTTACAAAGTTTGATCTAGTTCCAGCGTCGTTCAATTCAAATAGTTGTGCCTTAGCAGCATTCTCAATTGCCTTTTCAATCGTAATGAATAGGCGTCTTACGTTGATGCGATCAAATGCACTTTCAAATGATAGTCCAGTCTTATCTCCAAAGAGAATAATTCCTGAACCAGGTGATGCAATGATTGGATTAATTCTGTTAGAATATAGTCTATCTCTTGCATCTTGACCTGGATTGAATGCAAGTTTCACTGCAAAGTTTAGAGAACCTCTGTTTGATCCTGCTGGTGAGAACCATGGGAATTGATCTCTATCAGTTCTTACACATAAACCTGCTACATCATTTGAACAAGGAATATATGCAAATCTCTTATTGATGCGATCATACACATATTGGTAACCACTATCGAATACAACGTAAGATGATGAAGAAAGTGGTGCAAAGAATGATAGAACGTTTGTTAGTTGTGTACTTGCG